GTTACATCCTCCCGCAATTAAGAGCGCGATATGATAACCAGACCGGGTCGGTCCAACAACGTATTACCCAAAATTCCAGTAATAAGTTCCAAATATTGCCGATATTTTAAGCAAAATGCTTATGCATGATTATTCATTCACGATATTTATAATTAAATGCGCATAACTTATTGAATTTAACCAACAAACATCGCTACAAATAACGTTAAAAATCGCAAATTAACTACACCATTAACTACACCGTTCGGTGCACTGTATGCAACAATGCGGAACAAATAGACACAAGCGACGGGCTATACCGTTATCATTTTCCGGCTATCCGCCATGAAGCTGGTGGATGATCACGGATAAACCGTTATGGAAGTCCCCATATCGGCATCATGCCCACCAGCGAGATTAGTTATCTGGTTGCTGATGGGAGGCTGACGAACCTCGATGCTAGGGTGCGCAAAACTAGTGAGACCTTTTTTCTCTGCAACAGGCCCATAATTCGCGTTTTCTTTGTCTGCCGTAAGGTGGGGGATTTTTGGCGGATCCAGCAATGGCGCGGATTTTGTGATTTTTTATAGATAGACCTCATCTATCAATCCCGTGCACACCTTCCCAAAAAAAGTTTTCGAACCTGCGGCGATGTGAACAAGGGTAGGCGGGCGGTCCCATAAGCAATGAGGTGTAGGGATTTCTATCCCCCTGGGGGTATTAAACACCACCCGATTTAAATACCGTCTTTTTTGTCACTGTGTGTCACTCTCCGTCACGGTATGTCACCACAAGTTAACGTCGTAACCGTTCCGGCTTCTTCCAGTGGTAAGTAATTTTTTCTTTCTCTTGGTACATCTGCACGCGGCGACGGTACGACAACATCTCCAGAACTCTGGTGCGTATGTTGCGCATATCCACGCCGTTAAGCTCGATACCGTCACGGCGCATCACCTCAGCAACAACACGCACATAATTTTCAGCGGTCACGCTGTCCGGCTGCGTGGCCTGTTCGTCAGCCTGCTGGCTGATTCCGGTAACGCGGCGGATTAATCGCAGTATTTCGGCTTCTGTCATTGTGCCCCCATCGCTCTGATAGCCTGGTGTCGTCAGGTCCTTCCTGGAATTATGGCCCGTTACGGGGCGGCGGTTACTCGCCTTTGTTCTGTAGCAACTTCTCAGGCGCGCTTCCGGTAGTTTCCATCAGGTAATCAGCCAGTATCTGTGGCAGGTTTTCGTCAAGTCTTGCACATGCGTTACATGCTTTGGCTATTTCCCTTTTTAGTTCATCCAGCATATACGGCCTTATATCGGGAAAGCGCCTTTGCATTGTGAGCGGGAGGCTGTCCATGATTGATGAAATCTGACTCGCTAGTTTTGAGATCGCGTAGATGCAAAACTTTGTATCAATCACCTCGCCGCGTTCGCGCTCGTTTTTAAGTTCCTGCGCTTCCGCCTGGGCCGTCATTAATCTGATTCTTACGCGTAAAAGTTCATCATCATCAATCTCGCCTTTGTCGTTTGTAAGCTGGTTAATTGCATTGTTAACCCTATTGTCTATCACGCTAGCAACATCATAAAACGCCTCACGGCCTTTACGCTCAACGGGAGTTACTCCCCACTTGTCGAACGCTGTCGCACTTACGCGGCAGCTTTGCGCCATAGTTTTTTTGTTCATCAGGTGCGATTTCATCAATATCCCCACTTAGTTAAGGTTTCAGGTTGGTGTGTTGGTGTTATCTTTCCCTTTTTATTCATAGAGATAGAGCGAAAAACAAAACCACCACCACCAACCCGAAAAGGCTCATAAATAGCGAAAATCCGCAAGGTCGCCGCCCCGTAGCCTGCCGGATCGCCGGAAAGGACCCGCCAGCCAGAACGGGCCCTAATTTCATCAACCAATCAACTTATAGCGACCATCCCGTGCATTGCGACGTACACGCTCAATCTTGAGGCATAGCGCCGCATCTGGCTTTTTGGGGACAGGTACGCGGCAATATTCAGAAGCTCGAGGAATATTGTTTATCCAGTCGATCACTTCACTTAAATACCAGGCCTTACGCCCTTCCGTAACCTGTACGCGTTCGGGGAACTCTCCACGAGCCTCAAGGTTTAGCAATGTGCGACGGCTAAGGGTAGTAAGTTCCATCACCTGATTCATATCAACAAGGCGTTCACTTAAACGCCTTTTGTCAGCAATAGCCTTTAATTCCTCTACTGCTGGATCCGGATACATCATTTCGGCAATTGGCTTAAGGTCATTGTAATGATTCTGCATTGCATCCCCCTTTACACACGAGCCAGCGGCTGAACAGAAATACCTGAGCCAACAAACGCGGCAACCTTTGCCGACAGTTCTCTTACAGACTCAGGCCAGTTCAGAGCATCAACATTTAAAACACCTGTCTTATAAACCTGTGCCTGTGTTTTTTTCGCTGTGTCGATTTGTACAGCGGAAACATAAACCGCTTTGCCTGCGCTCGTTCCATCCCATACCACTAGCGCACCAGTGGCATCTTCCTGCATCAGTGGCGTAAACGCAGGTATTACCCCTTTATTGGCTGAAAATATCCCCAGCGTAGTAACCAGTGCTTCAGTGCCAGACATGAGTTCAGTGTAATGAGTAGCCATTGCTCCCCCTTAGCCAATGCGAACGGTAACAAAACGATTGATGCGGGCCGGTATTGGCTGTGGTGCTGAATGTGTCTGCACATATTCAATAGCCGGATCACCAGGCACAATATAGTTTTTCGGTGCAAGTTCGGCTTTAGTCAGCCCCATCCGAATTAGCTCCGGATCCTGAATACCGCCATAAGCGACAATCCCCTGAAGAGCCGTATTGCCAAGCACCATCAAATCAGGATCAAGGAAATATTTTTCAGTTCCGTCCTCGTCGGTATAACGCCCGCTGTAAACAACAATCGCAACATCGCCCATATACCCTTTAAAACTCACCGAATCACCAAGGTCTTTAAGGGCCGTTTCCAGTTCGGAATTAGAACCTCGACGGGTATCCAGAGCCTCTTTTACAGCTCTGAATGAGCGGTATTTTTTCCATACATTGCCGCCCATAATAATGATATTAGTGACTCCCTCACTAAATTCTGCGTAGCTCTCAATATCATCATTTGGGTCAAAAGATCCTTTATCCTTACCTGACCACTCAGCACCGCCAGACTGAGTGATGATATTTTGTGGTTTAATATTCCAGTCCAGCTCATAACGTTCAATACCATCGCCCACAATGATATTTTTCCCTGTTGTAATTGCCTGAACGGCAAGCCATTCAATACGTGCACGTATAGCTTTAGCCTGATTTACAATCGCCTGTTTAACTTTAATATTACGCGCCCCAAAAGCATTGTATTGCTCAGGTGATACACCAGCAGGGCGCACAGCTAGCTTATTTGGATCAATGCTGCTTTTCGGTTTCATATAGCCAGGGCGAATTGTTTTTGATTCGTATCCCTCATCTCGTGAAACTTTACTGCCCACCATAGGAGAGCAAAACGCCGCGATCGGGATATTTGGATCGTCGATCGTATCAAGAATAATGTCTCTCGATTCAAACATTACCGAGCGAGTGAAAAACAAACTGGTAAACAACGCATTTAATTTTTTTTGCACATCTTCAGCATTAGCCACCTGCACAAGCTGTGTAGGCGAATATAAATCAACCATACTCATCCTCTTTACATTCATTACAAATAATTGTGAATATATTCTATTACCGATGTCTGCTATGCGAATACATGCAACCAAGTGCAATGTTGTATAAAATCTGCCGTGACAACTTCAGTGCTGATAATTCGTGTTAATGTATTTACTTCCTTTGGTCGGGATTTATGTAGCATGCCGGAAAATCTATTTTTTTCCGGCATTTTTTGTTTGCAGAATTTAAAACGGTATATTATCGCCGTACGGTTCATCATTCCCTGACTGTTGTTTTGCCCTGTTCAATGCGTCAGTGGCCTGGCCCTGTTGACCTTTTTTGCCGCCCGGTCGCGCCGTTCTGGCACTGATTACACTATCTGCGATAACCTGCCAGCCCTGCCGCGTTTCGCCGTTCTGGCCTGTCCACTGGCTCACCTGCATGTTACCCGCCACGCTCAGGAGTTCGCCTTTGTGGTGTTTTGCCAGTGCGTCGGCCTGTCTGCCAAACGCCAGGACAGATAACCACATCGTCGCCGTTCCGTCATCTGCCTGGCTGCACGGCAGGGGAACCGCCATACTCGCCATCGCCATTTGTGTCCCTTTGCTAGTGGTCTTTAACTGCGGGTCAGCCACCAGCCGCCCGTAAGCCGCTATCTGTGCTGTCATGATTCCACCTCTCCGGTTTTAACGTTGATTGTTGTTACCTGTTCCGCTTCGGCAATCTCCCGCTCTGTCAGCGTGGCAAAATTTGCCGCCGTCGTGGTCATGAATGCGCTTATCAGTTCGGGATGTGCTTTCGCGTATCCTTCTCCGGCGTGGCGGTCTATCGTTCTGATTGCCACCTTTAAGGCGTGCTCTGTCATGTCTAATGCGCGATATTTTGGTGCTGTCTTATCTCT